TTGCTTCAGCTTCTTTTACTTTTACGTCAACAGAGTCAAATGCAAGGTTTAACGCATCTAGCTGAGCCTCGTTAGCTCCCAGTAATTCAGCCTCATAAACGGCTAATTCACGAGCGTTAAATCCGTAAGTGTTACCAAGGTGAACCGTGCTTGTTAATAGATCGCCTATAGTGGTTTGCTGCTCAGCAAGTACGTTGCTGTAATCTTCATTACCTTGACCAAGTGTTTTCAATGACTCTTTTGACTTTTTAAGCGCTAAGTCTAAGGCAAGTATATTGGCCGTGTATTCTTTGTATTTTTCGCTTGCCTCTTCGGTGCTGGTGAATAATTTTAATGAGGTAAGGTAATCATCTTGCTGTTCTTTTAATGCTTTCAGTGCTTTTTCTTGTTTGCGGATATCTTCTTGAATTACGCTGCGAGCAATTTTTTGTGATGCTACATCTAGATCGCTAAAATCACCGACTAACTGCTTGGCGATTTCTGAAACGTCACGCATCTCAACTTTAACTTCACCGAATGCAGCAGCCATACCAATGATTGAAGCACCGATACCAACAATTGCACCCACAAGTGGAGCGCCTAATACAAAGCCTAGATCGGCAGACTGAGCAGACAATGCCAACATAGCATTTTGACCACCTTGGATTTGCCCGATAAATTGTTGGAACTGTATACCAGCTTGACCAGCTTGACGACCCATACCAGCAACGCCAGTTTTAACAGCTTTTGACGTCTTGGTCATTTGAGTGCCGAGTCGCTTACTTGCTGCATCAACTTTGTTGAAGTCGTTAACCATGCCATTAGTCGCTTTATCGATCTGTTTTTCAGCCGTCAATGTGTCCGAGGTATCTACCTCCGTGACATATCTTATACTTCCGACGTTTTCAGCCATCAATGTATCTCTTTGTTTTGTTCGTTAAACCATGCAACCATTTCTTCTTGTTCTTTACGGCTGCCGATATTTTCATTTTTCTCAGGCGGGAATTTAGCTTCCATGAGTCTGCAAAATTCTGTCATGGTCATTTTTGCCGCATCATCAGCATGTAAGCCTAAATGAATGCGCGCTAACTCCATATAAGAATATGCGTCGAATTCAGTAACAGGCTCGACCGATGACTCGCGTTCTATTTTTCCGCAAATACCATGGATCAAACAATGCTCAGCAAGCACGATGACATCATTAATCATATTGATGCCGTGTTTAGGTTGAGTGATCATAAATCGCTGCTGTCTTTCGCTGAACTTTAATGTACCCGTAAATGCTTCGGGTAATTCTGGCTCGCTGCAACATCGTAATACATCGAGTGCAATGGCAAATTTGAATACAACATTAGACGCTGAAATAAAAGATTTGAATGTATCGATTATTTCAGTGGGCGATCCAATTTTAGCAATGTTGGCAAAAGTGGGCGACAAGTTAAAAGTCTTGTCGCCCCACTCTATTTTGCTATGACCGTATGCTGTTAGCATTTATGGAGCATCGCCAACATTTACAGCTAAGTTTGCAGCGCCTGTATTTGTCACGCCGAAATTAAACTCACCGCCTGCAACATCATCAGTGCCGAAAGCTTCGTTCCCACCTTTATAATTCATGAAGATGTGCCATAGACGAGGGTAGCCATCACCAGATATTTTAATCCAAACGGTAGGTTGTCGACCTGCTTGCACTTCATCCCAGTAATACTGAATTAATTCATTTTGTGCTGAAACGGCTGTATCAATTTTATCAAGAAAACCTGATACGGTTAACTCTAATCCTGAACGCACAACGATTTCAGATGTTGTTGCGCCCGATAAGTCACTGGTATTGTCAGCAGTTACCGCGGCATAATTTAGCTGTTTAGAATTGATTGAACCAAGTGGCTTATAAGTTAAACCTGTGAAAACGTCATCACCACAACCGACAGCATAGCCGACCGTGACAATTTTACCCGCAAAGTTGGTAGCTGTTGAACAGTCTGCCATGATGGTATTCCTTTTGTGTATTGTTAATTAACAGTGTGGATTATAACATTAAAGGAGTAATAGTAAAAAGATGGTTGAATTGTGTTGCTTTGTGTTTGGTTGTGGTGTATGGTTGTGTTTGATTTTAACTAATGAGTAGAGTGATTATGAACGTAAAGATTGAGCATAAGGTTCACCATAGCGAATGGGATGAGGCACACCTAACACCAGAGCAATTTATTAAATTCAATGCTTTATATAACGGTAAGAATAGGTCGGGCATATACCAGACTTTTGTTTTTGATAACGGCTCGGTATATGTAGGTGAAAGTTGGGATATTGATGATTGTGGTCGCGTGTCAACATCCTCTTATTCTAGTGGGGTGATGGGTTTTTCAGAAGAAAGCGGGCAGTATATAGAGAGTTTCCATTACAGTAAGAAAGAATTAGGGCAACTAACTTCAATATATTTTACTGTTGATGATGACGTTTCTGAAGTGTTCAACCTTTTAAAATAAGTATTTAAAAAACTGGCTGCTCAATATTAAAACTAACTGAAATATTAACTTCATAAATACGGCGGGAATCGGCTAAAGTAAAAGGCCCGTTAACGCCGCCACTTTCAACATTAAATATACAACCGCCATTAGATGGATTAGCAACTAAATACTTTTCAATATCTTCTGCAAGCCCACGTATAACAATTCTATCAGCCTCATTAGTCTGCCCACAAACAACGACAACCATGTTACGAATTTTATGCAAAGTTCGATTAACTGGATTCACGCCACCAATATCGCGGATCATTACCGCTCGTTCATTTGGCTTTAGATCAACAGTATTTAATTCGAATATTTGAGTCGTTGGCGCTGGCTGTGCATTGCCTAAAATATCAGTAAACGCACCTAAAAAACCGCCTGCAATAAGATGGTTTTCGAGTTGTTTCTCTTCTAAATCGTCTATTGTTGTTGGCATTACGAAATACTCTCAATGTAAAGAAAATCAATAACTCTTAACATAGTCTTTAAATCCACACCGCTAATAATAACCCAAGCTGCATAATATTCATTTTCTAACTTCATAAATCACACCCTAAATATTCCTATTGCTTGCTTGATTGCTGCTTGACTTTCTGGTGACTCGAAACCTTTGCGTAAAAAATGCGGCTCTGCCTTCGGATTCCATGCAGGCCCTTTCTTTAAATTAATCGGTCTTGGTCGCCATTTCGGATTGAACTCTAAAAAGGCAGCGTAAAAAGTATTAAATGAAACTATACCGACAACCTTGCTGCCAACTTTGGAAACGTCCATCATTTGACTATTAATAAGTGTACCATATTCCATTGGCGCTAACTCTTTTGATGCTGCTGCACCAATTGAATTAACTGCGGTAATAAACTGTACCGCTTTTTTATCACGAATATCTTTAAACACTCGCTTATAATTTGATTTAACTTTGTCAACACCAGTCACAGGCATTACGTCAACACCATCACATCGTCAGTATCATCAAGCACAGAATTATCTTGCTTGATACGGTTTTTAATTAATTCGATTCCGTCAACGGTCATAGGATCGGCAGTCAACGAGAAATCGCCCAAAGCAATTTTATCATTTAATCCTGGCATGCCGTTAGTTGAATTAAATTCATACCAAAATATTGAAGCAGGAATATAAAGCGTACCTTGTGCATCGCGATATTGACGGCTAGAACCTTGCTCGAAAGTGCAGGTAATTAAATAAGGCGTGCCGTAAGTGGTTTGCCCATATTGATCTTTAGTCAGTACAGGCCAAATGGTAGCGGTCGTGTTTGCTGTTTCTCTAAGTGGTTCGCTCATCAACAAGGCCTCGCAGGATTACCAACAGTGCCAAGTATTAATGGCGATACAAATAAGCCATTATAGCAACCAGCACTATCAATCATCAGTAAGGTTCGCCCACTAGGTGTTGATTTTAAACCCTCACCGGTGCCGTAATACTCAGTGCTAATACTTGCGCCATTTGCCGCACGTTTTTGTGTTGTTGAGCCTTTAGCGGATTCGATTAGGTGACAGGTCGCATAAATTAATATCTGCTTACCAACGCACTCTTCATATGACGATTCAGCACAAGCGCCCATTTTATCCTGCACAACGCAAATTAAAGCGTCAATAGCTGCATCGGATAATGATGTATTGCAAAACTCTTTAATGTCGTCAGGTGTAATTACTATAGCCATTATTTAACCTTAATTGATGAGGGGTCTATACCAAGCAACGCGCCGATAGCTAAAAGGATTATACCAAAAACAAGTAACCCGCCCTTACTAAAAACACTAGTAACCATTTTATCGATATTATCTTGGTGCCTTTTTGCCCTCATAAGTATAGGGCTGGCAAAATCTAAGTGTTTATTTACTGAGGCTTCGGTTTTATTTCCTTGTTCAACTAGCGCGTCGAGCATTAAATCAGACCTAACATTACTTTCGCGCATTGTAGAGACTAATTCTGTCAACTCGCCCGTCATTTTTGTCTGGGCGTTAGTGTTGTCTGTACTTGCTTTTTCAAGCAATGCTAACGCGACTTTTATTTCTGTCAGGTTCTTATCTGGCATTATTCCGAGCTTTTAGTTTTCTGGCTGATGTGTATAGTATACCAGCAAACCATATTAAGAACATACTGAGCGCAGAAAGCCCGAAAAGCTGAAGAGATATCGCCCATAAACCTGATAATATTTCTCCTCGAAATAAATGAAGAAAGGATATAACAGTGAATAAGCACAAGGATATACTCATAAGAAATATACAAATTTGTTTTAGCACCATCGGATATCCCACAATCGACGCTCATTGATAGTTGAAAAACAACCATTAATACACATGCATATAATGTTCTGCCTTTTACATTTTCAAGCAGCACGTACATTGCATATATAATTCCCCACACAGTAAAATTAAGCATTCCGTAATAATACCCATGGGACCACATGAATAATGGAGACCATCCGATAAACTCACAACATACAGAAGCAAATAATAATGTAAAAGCTTTCTTATCACATAAAAAAGCGACCATATAGGCCGCTATAATCACAATACTCAGCATATAATACCTTTCAAGTTAATGCCATTACACGGCATTACAAAACTAATCTTCTCGAGGTGGCTTGTTACCAGTCATGGTCTAATCCTTATATTAATTACTTGTCATTTGACGCAGCAATTATACCACCAATTCTTTTAATTTCTTAGCGTAAGTTTCATAGCGCTCAAAACGTGGCTTTAATGCCTTGACGGATTGAAAGTTCACGTTGCATTGAGTTGCTGCTGTGCCGATTTTAAGGTCGTGAACAATCACCAGCTCAAGTGCGATAAATACGCCAGCGTCAGGAGTTCGCTTGGCATCAGAGCAATAAAGCATACGTTTGCCGCTCCATGTTGCAACATCCCAAGACTTAAGCGTCAGCAGCCTATTCTCTAAAGTATCAGCAAAAGAATTAGCACGAGAGCGCTTTTGTGCACCAATACCCGCCAATTTTTTATCACCATCAACTAATATAGCTTCGGCATGCTTAACAGTATCTTCTGACAAAGTAGCGCGGATTAATTCTTTATGAAAATCTAGCACTAGATCAAATATTTCTTTCTTCATTATGTGAGTCTCTTATTGATTATGTTTGTATAGTACTATTTTAAGTTTAATGTTGCAAGTTGCGTTTATGTGGAGTATATTGTGTTTAGTTTAAATGATTGAGGAATGATTGATATGAAAAATTCAAATATGCCAGTGTCACCAATATTCGGAAGCAACGGAAGAATACAGCCGTTTACTGATGATCAAGGGTTTTCGTCTATGGCGACTGGGCTAACCAAGCGAGAGCATTTTGCAGGATTGGCAATGCAGGCATGGATTAATCACCATGGCGCAAAAGGCGGCTATAGTTACAATGATGTCGAGATGGCAGAATCTGCTATTCACAGCGCAGACGCCTTACTGAAAGAGCTGGCAAACAATGAAAAATAACCAAGACATAACAGTTTTCGAGGGTGCCTTATATATCTTCGGATGCCGCTTAATCTTCGCGTGGTTACTATGAGTAATTACCCTGATGATTGTCAGTATAAAAAATGCCCGTGGGATTGCGTTGAAGCGGTAGAATGCTCAACTTGCCACGTAATATTAAATGAAGATGAAGTCGAACAAGGCTTTTGTAATAAACATAAAGGAAATAATGATGAGTAAAGTTAAAACGGTTGTCGACGCGATTAATTGCCATAGAGGGAAGGCGCCAATTCAAAGAGGTTTAATATTTGTGTCTACGTTCGATAACGGAGTGCTAATTGATAAGTCTTCATGCACTAAACTTCAATTCAACCAATTAGTAGAGGATATGTCACACCATGAAGGTGGAAGCCTTTTCGACTTATATACTAAGTCAGATAAAACACCATTAACAAAGGAGAATAAAGTGGATTACACATCAGAAGAGTTTTGGAAAGATGCGCCAGAGGGTTCAGAGATGGTTCAGGCTGGTTGCACGGTTTTTTATACAACTTACATAAAAGATTTGTTACCTGAAAAATACACCGTATGGATTACCAATAAAAATATTTGGCGCACGGTCTCTGGTAGACCTAATGAATGCCGCCCGTTAATACCTCGACCCAAACCACAACCAGTATTCACACAAGCGATGGCTGATGCGGGAGAGTTGCCGCCGATAGATAGTGAGTATATTGATGAAGATGGTCAATTATGCAGGGCGCTATTTCATTATGCATCATTCGTTGTTGGTGAAATGCTAGAGCACCTACCAATCCAGCAATACCCCGTATTTTCAACATCCCGCAATGATAGGATTTTAGTTATCGACACTCGCACCGATAAAGAAAAGGCTATTGATGATATAAAATTATCTTGTGGATTTAACAAGATAAATACGATGGAAAGCACTCTATTATCCAAGGCTTATGATAGTTGGGTAGGCGATAAACCTGTACCAGAGGTGAAGTGATGATTGTAACAAAAGAAGCATTAGTTAGTGAGCCATCTCTCTCCAAGCAAGAAATAAAACAGGCTTTTATAACTCTACCTACAGCTCGAAAAAAAAGAAATATAAAGAAGCATAAAAAGGTGAAAGTATGAATAGTAAATTTTATATAATTTTAATTGCTTTGTTGATTTTTATTTCTGGATGTAAAGATAACAAACCAGAAAGTAATTATAAATACATTGTATTTGTAGGTGGTGACTTAGTTCAAGTTGGATATAAAACAGATAATTACACTATCTCAGGTAATTTTATAATATTCAACAACTCAAAAGGAATAAAAATGGCTGTGCCAATTATCAATATAGCGAGCATAGAGGAAAGATAAACAAACAAAAACCCGCACTAAGCGGGTTTTTATCACATCGAAACAAAACTAACTCGTTTCGCTAATCCAACCGAACGCAGCACTAACCGCACCCGTCACAGTAGCAACGACATTATTACCATTAGCGCCCAAATACTCACTACGGGTAGTGGTATACAAAGTCATGGTATCGCCTGCAGGAATAACAAAGTCATAACCCGCCGACAAGTTAATAGGATCTAATCCTGGACAATTAGACACCGTAACACCATCACCCAAAAGATTAACGGTTACTGTCCCTACTTCACCATTCTCAATATTCAACACTTGTTTATGATTAACGAATGTAAATGAATGTGGCCCTGCTGCTAAATCAAGTTTAGTGATCGTGGTTTCTGCCGCATCTAACGGTTTATTTACTGGTATTGCTGCCATGTTAATGACTCCTGATTATACATCAACTAAAAGAATTTCTAAACCAGCAGCTACGCCGGCATTGTTTGTGTCTGTGTCAGCTTGCACTCTCATGTCTGTTCCAGTAGGAACTCCAACAAGAGGTATTTCAAAGTCACGATTTACATAACTACTACCTGCCCCATCGACCGCGAACCATTCTACCACCTGAAAAACACTACCCGGAAAACG